ACCCCGACTGCATGAGCGCAGAGGCCACCTGAGAAGGCTAAAAACAGGCAAGAACGTCTGGGTCAAGTCCTGCAAGGTTGGTGACGCAAGCAAGGGGGCGATATTCCACGACTATGCAATCAAGGAGATGAACACATGAACTGTAAACACCGCTGGATACTGACCCCCGCGCCAGACCGCAATCATTACCGCTACCAATGCGCCAAGTGCAACGAAACGGCTTGGGCTACGGTCAAGGAGAAGCAAAGCGATGCGCAAGCGTAGCAAGTACAAACCCAAGGGCGTGCGCCTAGACAACATGGCGTGGGTGCAGTCGGGCCTTCGCCGGGTCGATGAGGTCAGCGAGAGCGCCACGATCAAGATCAGGAACCACGACGCTATGAACACGCTGCGGCTGGGCACTGCGACCAAGGTGGAGATCGACGTCTTGATCAACGCCTTGAACGTCTCGGAGGCTCTAGCGCATAACGGCGTTGGCAGCGACTGGATGCCGGAGCTGCGGACAGCGCAAGACGCGCTCTATACGCTTGCCAAACGAGGGCTGACGAGCCGCTTCATCGTGCGCGGTGAAGAACTCAAGGCCCTGAACCTGGCGATGGAGATTCACGACGCCCAACTGGAGGCCGTGACGGTCAAACAGTTGGAAGCGGCGCTGGATTTTGTAAATGAAACCGTGCGCCTTAAGAAAGCGCGTCCTATTGTGGAGACAGTATGAGTCCGTTTGATTGGAAAAAAGACCCTCGCCCTAGCATCTTTATGCAAGACGTTCGCTTCAGGGCCAAGAGTACAGCGGAGAGCACCGACTACAAAGCCTTTGGCATCTACAGCCGGGCCAAGCCCAGCGTCAAGCCGTTCCTGAATAAGCACGAAGTGCCCAAGGGACGGCTCTGACGCTTACTTGCTTGCTTCAGCTTTGTTCAAGGCTTGATTGACTCTGGCCTTGACTTTGTTGTTTTTAATCTGACTGGTGGCAGCTCGAACCAGACTCAAAACAGGCACAGGCAAACCAGTCATTGCGCCAGTTGCCCCAGCTTCTCCCAATGCAGTCATCAGCGCCATAGCAGTGCCTGAATTGTTGATCTGAGTTCCTGGTGGAACCGTGTTGACGTACTTCACAACCTCGTTTAAGTCCCTGACAATTTGAGCTTGTTGTTTGCCAAGGATAATGTCCAAACGACCATCAGCATCAAGAGCGTTGACTGCATTGTTCAGCTTTGCAGGGGACACAATTGGTCGGCCTGCCGAGTCTGTTTGCAACCCACTTGTTGCCATGTTTTCAAAATGCTTGATGGTTGCACCCTGCAACTCTTTCATTGCCTTTTGACCATCCTTGCCACTGGTCAGCAGAACACGTCGAAGGAAAGTTACTTCTTCTGGGGTGGCGTTCAAAATTGACTTTTGAAATGCTTCGCTTGCGGCAATCTTTGGATCGTCTTTGCCCTTAACTGTGGTCAGCAAGTTTGCAACAACTGCACGGCCCTCATATTTTCTGGCTTGCTTCTCTCGCAGTGCTCTTGCTTCGGTGTAAAGAGGGCCAGAAACGTCTTTTGTTGTCTCATCAATCAAAGACTTGATGATTGCAGACTCACGCTTATTCACAATATCGTAGTCTGTGGATGCACTGATTTCTCGGCGCAACTGCTCCAGTGTTTTGACGTCAGTTGGCCTTGGAACAAGGTTCCCCTGCTCATCAATTTCAGCAATGCCAAGTTTGACAGCGTATTGTTTTGCTGTGTCTGGGATTGCGGAAGACGGCACACCAGTTGGTTTGCTGTTCAAATAATCAAACAAGGTTGTGACCGTCTCCTGCTCGCCATACTTCAGAGTTCTTGGCACGGTTAGATCAACTTGTGCAAGTGCTTCTGGAGACTTGTCAGCACGGGTGTAGGCTGCCGATGTCTTTGCCTTTGCACCCTGCCAACCTTTAGACAGTGCATCAATGACGGCGTTGCCTGTTGCTGCTGGTCCAATGGCCGCAGTTTGCGCTCCGGTCATATCAACCAGTGCGTCAAAGTTTTGCAAAGCCTGGAGGTTGTTTTCTTCAGCGCGTTGAATCAAAGGCGCACCAAACGGACCCCTGATCTGTTCTTTTTCAAACGCCAGTTGCGCGGCCTCTCGGCCTGCTGCGCCTCTTGTCAATTCAACAGGGACAGGCAGTCCTTGTGCTGTAGCAACCCTTTGGATTTCGGCTGGCGTTGCCGCTGCACCACCACTGGCGCGACCAGTTTGGCCCGCCACAGGAGCCTCCATTCCCAAAGCCTCACGCACTATGCTTGGTGTGCGTTGAACGGCTTGTGCAGCCTGTCTGCCGCCTTGCTGGACCGCTTGAGCGCCACGCAAGCCGGTGGCCTCAATAATTGGCAGCGCTTGACGGGTTGCTTGACCAAACATGCCAGCAGGCAATGCGCCTGGCAGTACTGGTGGCAATGCTTGAGATAACGCCCCAAGAGTTTGAACCTGCTCTTGCCCGGCTTCTGTTCTTGGGGCATAGGTAAAACGCTGACCACCAGCCGCAGCGCGTTCGCTGATGGCTCTTGCTGCTTGGGGTGTTCCAAACTGCCCAGCCTGCACCTGTTCGCGCAGTCCAGTTATTGCTCCTCCGACGGTGCCCAAAACACCACCAGTTGCAGCGGTTCCAAGAGTCAAGGCGGTTTCACCAGCGCCAATCAAAGCGTTTACAAGGCCGCCTTGGCGCGATGGGACTGGTGTTGTTGCCTGTTGAGTTGCCGCAATGTTTTCATTGCGCTTTGCAACTTCATAGGCTTGAGCAACAGTTTCAAAGTCAGGCGTGCCTTTTTTGTCCTTATTTTGGACAATCCAGTTTGCGTATTCTGCTGCTGCGGCCATTATCTACCCCTTTGCAAAATTGCATCTGCTTGGTTCATGATGTTGGTCTGAGTCGCTGCAGGCCTTGGGTTTGCATTGGTCGGAATTTGATTGACGCGAGCTTGCCTTTGTGCGTCAACCCCTGTGCCAGCATATTGTGCATTTACATCTCTGGCAACACGGGTGGTGAAATCGTTGAAACTTTCACCAGGTCGAACGGTGAAGTCTCCAGCAATGAATGTTTTGCCTGCTCTCATCAGAGTGCCATTGTTTTGTGCAAGCCAGTCTGTTTTTGCGTTAGATACCGCTGCATCAATTTCTTGCAGTTTCGCCATGCCGCGCAAGAACTGCGCAATCAATTTGGAATCAGCAGTATTCTTTGGGAAGCCTGACAAAGCCAACTCAATGTCTTTGTCGGTGGCTGGCCCTGGTGGCAGCGCTTTGATGGCTTGCGAATTGCGAACGCGTGTGTACTCTTGGCGCAATGAAGTCTCGTAACCTTCGGCACCAATTGCCGATTTGGCAAATTCACTAAGCCTAGAAGCCGCGCCGTAGCCACCTAATCCTTCAATTCGATTTGCCAAATCATTCATTTGATTGGCAGACTGCTTTGAGGTTGATGCAAGAAGGGCAGACTCATTGACCAGTTTTCTGGTGTCGGCTGGCAGGCTGTTAGCTTTGTCAGAAATGCTTGCAAGTTTTTCTGCCACTGTTGCGGCAGTTGTTTGAGCATTAAGACTAAGTTGTGCGGCCCGATTATTAATCTGGCTCTGCACGTTTTTGACGTTCCAATTCTTTTCGTTAAGCCCAGCTTGTTGCAGACGATCTGCAAACAAAGCTGCAACTCTTGCTGTCTCTGCATCTGCTGTGGCTTTCAATGCTGCCGCCTGCTCTGCTGGCCCAGCAAATCTTGCCTTTTGTTGGGCTGTAATTGCGTCAGCAGCGGCCTTTTCAGCCTTTGCCATATCTTCATTGACTTTAGACGCGTTAAGCAGAGCTTGCTGTCCAGCAGGACCTAACGCCATCAACTGAGGAGCAACTCGATTGATGTCATACGATGGCGCAGTCATTCCGGCACCAACTTGCTGGCCCATGATGTCCTCACCATAGACTTCTTGACCAGGTCTAAACGCCCCTTGTGCAATGCTTTGAGCCTGAAGTGCTTGTTGCCGTGCCAATAGTGCATCTTGACGTTTTTGCTCTGCATCTTGACGAACAAGCGCCTGCTGCCGAGCTTTTTCAGCTTCCAGCCGCAGCCCGTAGGCCAATTGTTGATCACCAGACTGCAAGGCCATCTGCACACCTTGATCAAATGTCTCTGGCCGATTAGGGTCAATCATGCCAAGTATTTGATTACGAGCGCTGATGAGCTGCAACTGTGGGTCTTGCGCACCCAACAGGTTACCGATACCGCGTCCGAGTCCGGCTGCGCCTGCTTGGATCATCGCCGCGCCGCGCACACCTGGCGCTAGGTTGGCCATCTCGATGGCCCGCTTCTGATCTTGTGCAGCGAGATTGCGTTCGTACTGATCGGCTGTGATGCCGAACAAACTTCCTACGATTTCAGCCATGTTAAGTCCCCCAAATGTTTGCGATGCCTTGGCCAAAGCCCGGATTGCTACCTAACCCAGACAGCAGTGCGGCGAACGGGCTGGTTGTCGCTGCGCGGCCCATTGAGATGTCCGCAGCAGTTCCTGCACCCGCCAAACCAAGTCGTCCAGCGTTTGCGCCTGCGGTAGCCACTTGATTGGCCAAACCGGTGCTCATTGTGAACGGTTGCTGCCCTAACTTCTCAAGATCTGTGACCTGACCCATTGCGCTAGTGTAAGGTGCATACGCCGCTTGCTGGCCTGCGTAGAAGTTGCCCAGCGTCGTAGCACCAGTGCCAAGCAGACCTGCGCCAAACGTGACGTTTTGCTGACCCGCTTGTTGGGCATTTGCGGCCAGTTGTGCCTCTTGCTGTGCGCGGGCGTTGAACAGCGCCTGCAACTCAGGTGTTGTTGCGCCCATAGCGCCGCCTTGCGCCACAGACAGACCTGCGCGGCCTTGCTGCTGCAACCTGTTTTGCAAGTTGGCCAGCTCCAGCTCACGACCAGGCTGCAAGAGCGCCATCTGTTGGTTGATGTAGTTTTGCGCCACGTCTTGCGGCGACTGCGCGAGGTATTGGTTGCCCAAGCTGAACAGACTCTGCGCACCAGTTTGCAAAGGTGCGAACTGCTGCTGCGCGGCCTCGGCTTGCGTGATGCCTTGGTTTGCCAGAGCCGCAAAGCGGTCCTGCGCTGCCCGAGCCTCGGGAGTGAGTTGGTAGCCTGCGCTAGTCATCTGACCTGTCACCGGGTCGTACTGGAACTGCGAAGTGCCAAAGCGCGTTGTCATGCCGATTGGACGGAACTGAGCGCCTTGCACCGCCTGCTGCGTAGCGGCGTTGATGCTGGCAGCACCTGCTTGCGCAGCAGCGCGGTCTTCCTGCGATTGCAGCAAACCACCACCGAGTTGGAGGGCGCTGGGGAGAACCTGACTCAGCAGCCCGCCTGTGCCAGCGGGTAGCCTTGTAGCGCCTGCTGCTGGTGCAGTAAGAGCACCGCCCGCAGCGGTAGCCGCGCCCGCCGCAGATAGTAAATCGCGGCCTGTTACAGCGTTGTTAGTGACCCCGGTCAGCGCGGTTGTGGCAGCGCCTGTTGGGTCAGTCCACGTCTGGGTGGCAGGGTCGTAGTTGTACCCACTCATGGAGCCTATGTTAGTGCCTGACGTGGCGTTGGTTAACGGCCCCAACAGCCCGCCGTTAGGGTCGCGGATGAACTGGCCTGTAATTTCGTCGTAGTAGCCTGCGCCGCTACCGCCGAGGCCACCGATATTACCTAAGCCGCCTCCACTAAGAAACCCACCAGCGCCGCCAAGCAAAGCACCTCGCAGTACGTTATTACCTGTCAGCGCGGCAGTACCACCGCCCACCAAAGCACCGCCAAGCGCGCCTTGGGCAGCGCCGCCAAGTGTAGGTGCCAAAGTAGAGCCTAACGCCGCTGCGCCGCCGCCTGCGGTAAAACCAGCAGCAGCCAACAGCGCGGCGGGTTTGAGCGTGTCCTCACGGAACTGCATCCAGCTACTCTGACGGTTGCTTGTGTAAGGCAATGCAGTGCCGTCAGGCGCAAACTGAATTTGGTAGTCAATATCCAGGCCGCGAGTGCCACGGCCCAAGAGTTCTGGGCGGGGCAGCGGCTGACCAGTCGCTTTGTTGATCGTGATCTCTTGGCTGGGTTGTTCACCGTCGCCCGGTATGGTTGCTTGGCCCAACTGACTCAACGAACCAATACCGTTCTCGGCCAAGCGCAACGCGAAATCCGCAGCCGCAGCTTGAGGCGACGCTGTGTTGCCTGCGTACCAAGCCGGGGCCGTGCCCGCTTGTTGTTGTGCCAAGATTTCGCGGTAGACGTTCTGCGCGTTTTGCCCCATCACACCGCCGAGCTTGCCCAGCTCTTGCTGATAGTTGGCGTCGCCGGATTTGAGAGCCTGAACGTACTTATCGTAGTCCCAAGAAGGGCCAGATGCTACTGTTTGTACAGGCGCTGCCGCTGCTGCCGCTGGCGCTGTGGCAGTGTTGGTGTTGTAGTAATTTGTAATCTCATTGGGGGCAACTCCGTACCGGGCGGCAAGAATGTCCGTTAGACCGGCATTGGCATCCAAACCGCCAATGCTTTGAATTGCAGCAACGACCTGTTGGCCGGTTGCGTTTGGGTTATCAGCAAACCACCGATCCACCTGCTCTTGTAATGCGGACATAATCTTTCTCCTTAAACGGGTGCGTCAGGCCATTGGGTGTCCCAAGGAAAGCCTGGTTGCGCCGTGATATCCCGAAGTGCTTGGCGGTAGGTAGCCCATGCAGCTTTGTCCACTGGAGCGTCTGCCGCCTGTGTCCAATCGCTGCCCTTGAGTTTATCAGCACGTTGACTGCGAATGGCCTTGGCTTGCTCAGTATCTTTGGCTGTTTTGGCGTCTTGATCCATGTCAGCCACGCTGTACTTGGTGTACCACTTGCCATCAATCTGCTCCACGCCATCGGCAAAGCCGACCTGGTAGCGAGTCGGCTGCGCCTGTGGGCCTTCAAAGACCACATCGCCGCCCAAGTCGTTGATGATGGACTCTGTGAGTTGCGCAGGCATTGAGGTGTTGGAGTGCATTGCGCGGAACTCACCCTCGTACATCACTGCGCCTGTTTGTCGGATTCTGATTTGCATAGTTGTTCCTTATGCGATTGCCAAGAAGATGTAAGTTGCGCTGCTCACGTTCACGTTCGTTGCAGAGACTTGGTTGACCACAAAGCCTGTGCTGTCAGTGTCAATGGTGTCATCCGTTGTGACTTCTGCTGCCGTTGTGTTGAGGCTGAGGTGCGGATCGTTACCGCTGACGATACCTCGTGCTGTGTCCCAGACGTACCAATCACCAGTGTCGTCAGTGCGCTTGATCATCACGAACCTTGCGCCGCCTGTGAAGCCGCAGTTGATCGTCTGTGTTGTGCCAGTGCCTGTGTAACTGCCGACTTTGCTCACACCGGGGCAGGTGGCAAAACCATACCAAACAAAAGTAGCGCCCGATTCATTGACTTGCGTGTGCGAACCAATAGAAAACACAGAGGCTGTTGGTGTGGTGTCGTTCCATCGCGGGGCGGTAGCTGTGGCGTTAGTTAAATCAAGGAACACAACCTGAGTATTTCCGAGTGCTGAGTGATACACATTCCAGTCCGTTCCGGACGCGCTGCGTTTCTTTACGATCATCATCTCAGGCACTACGCCCAAATTGTGGCTAAACGTAGTTGCACTTCCCGTTCCTGTATAGCAAACCTCATCAAAGAAGCCGGGGGCGCGTTGAAAAATCCAGTTGCCGTAATTGCCGCCTGAACTGTTAATTGCACCTGTATCAGAGTCAACGCCCACAGTTACGCCCGTGTTTGTGTAAGCCGTAACAGCATTTGCAGCAGCGTATTCAGCTCCTGTGCTGGTTCTACGCAAATTAACCGCGCCTCGTAATTTGTCAAACGTGCCATCATCTTGTGAATAATTTCTAACCTGCGACCAGATTACATCAGGCGCAAAACCCGCAGTAATTGTTGCAGTACCTGAAGTCCCTGAACGCGCGATTGGCGTAAACACACTCGTCCCGGTCGTAGGCACTTTCATCGGACCACGGCGGATGGCGATGTAGATGAAGGGTTCTGAAGCCGTTCCAGCATAGTTAAAACCAGTTGCAGAGGGGGAGTACGTGTTACCCAAACTTTCCGCATTGGATAAGTTTGGGTAAAGTGAAGCGGCAGCGCCTCCAACAGGCATTCCGCGCATATTGTCTACTATGAACCACGAACCAGTCACAGCGGTTGTTTTAACCATCAGCCATTGTGGCTCATACCCCAAGTTAACCGCGGCATTGCCACTGCCATCAGTCGTAAACGACCCACACGAAATCACATTGTCGTTGCCAGTCAGGCCAAAGCCTCCAGCGTTGTGGGCAAATAGGTAGGCAACGTATGAAATTCCAGAGCCATTAACACCACTGCTAGTTCCAAGCGTAAAGTTTGTGCTAGTTGGGTCTGTAAAGTTAAATACCGCTGAATTTATTTTTGCTGATGTACTGTTTAATATAAGTGTGTAATCATTGTTGAGACTTCTGTGATACACAAACCAATTTTGTGCGCTATCTGTTGCTTTGATTAAAATGCAACCTGGAACTGAACCAAGGTTGTGCGCCACAGTTCGACCAGCAGTCCCATCACCCGTGTACGTCACCACATCAAAAAATTTCGCCTGCTCACGGAATGTCCATGAGGCGTAGGTGCTGTTGTTAGTGTTTACATACGCCGCTGAAGTTATAGCAAACCCTGTGCTGTTGAGAGCAGACACATATGATGTTCCGGTGTCGGCAGCGGAGGTGCTGTTTGAAGACAATGCACTATTTACCCCTCTGGCAGAATCAACAAATATGTGATTATCAAAGCCAGATCGGCTTTTTATCCAAACCAACCCACCCTTACCCGCTAGATCAATTCCGTTGGTGATGGTCTGTGTCGAACCGTTGCCTGTGTACAGCCACGTTTGGAAAACGTCTTCAATAAAGTTGGCGTCAGACGAAACCTGAGAGGCACTTGAGGAAAACATCAAGGCTCCTTAAACGGTGTAATTCTTGCCAGAGTCTGAGCCGTACCAATTAGTACCGTCAGCCGTGAACACATACTTGTCCAGCCTCGATGCTGTGGCCGTGATTGTTGGCGCAGTGCCAGCAGGCCACTTCACAGCAGCAGGCCAAGTCACGGTGCGTGAGCCTGTACCGTCTTGTTTGAGCAGCAGCGTCAAGCCGCGACCAGCAGTAGCCGTGGGGAATGTGAATGTGCAATTGCCTGTCAGCGTCAGAATCTGCAACGACCCACCAGCCAAGTCAATCGTGTATGCCGTTCCAGTGTTGGCGGTGACCACCTCCTCGGTGTAACCGTTAGTGAACACACCCGCCTCAATCGTCTTGTTTGTCAGGGTCTGCGTGGCAGTCGTACCGACCACGCCTGTCAGGGTATTGTCAGCGTAGGCAATCGTTTTGTTTGTGAGCGTCTGCGTGCCTGCCAAGGTTACATCGCCGCCTGTACCTGTATCCTGCTTCGTAGCGATGGCCGTGGCAATGTTGTTGAACTCGGTGTCAATCTCAGTGCCTTTGACAATCTTCGCGGGGTTGCCCGATGAAAGATTGTCCTTGCTCGCAAAGTTGGTGCTTTTTGTATAATTTGACAAATCAATCTCCTTGTTTCAGATACGCAACTAGCATTTCCAAATCTTGCAAAGACGCCGCGCCTTTTATGCGGTTTGCTTTCCAAGAAATTATTTGAATGTTGTCGCGGGTGTAACCTTTTGTTGAGTCTACCCTGTCAATACTAGGGCTGCTATCTCTAAAGCCCGCGCCATTGAATTCAAGTTTTAACCCAAAAATTGGACAGCAGTTATCAGCAGGGTAGATGGCTTTTATGTCGTCTACATTGATGTCGTGTTCGCGGTCATTTAACCTGGCTCTTTGCTTTGACGCGTTTATCAGCATTTGCAAACGGTAGTCAAAATCTTTTCGGCGGTTACGCTGGTACTCCCTAGAATACTCAGCAAACTGATCTTTGTTTGCCTCACGGCGCTGCGCCTGGTATTCGACATCGCAAACGCGGCATCTGTATTGCAGACGGTCTTTGGCTTTGTTGTTTACGGAAAATTCAGACAACAGTTTTTCTTTGTTGCACCGATTGCAAGTTTTTGCTGTTGGAATTAACCGAAGCGCTCTCATGATAGCTTCCCGTTCTTGGCTAGAATTTCGATCTTTTGAATAGACAGTTGCGAGCCGTTAATGTCTGATTCATACCCAGTCTGAACAACTTTACCCGCACCGCTTGCAGATACCGTCAGCGTGTTGAGCGCGATGCCGTCAGAATACTGAGCAACTGGCGTCGCGTTCGCTCCATATTCAGCGATGCCGTACTCGGACACGCCTTGCGCCGGGATGGTGGCCGTGGCGCTCAAGTAGTTGGTCTTGAAGTCAAAACCCCACTTGAAGATAACAGGCTGGTTTGTCCCGCCAATCACCACCACCGAAATCTTCTTCAAGATTGATGTTCGGTTCACCTCACCCAAGTCGGCGTGGTTGGTGTAGTACTGGAAGCGGTAGCTCGACGTGTAGTCGGCGTAGCCGTTGTAATCCCCGATGTAACCGTTCTTGCCGATGTAGACGCTGCCATTGCGCAGTGCGTAGAGCGCGGTCGGTTGAATTGAGTCCCAAGTCGTTACCCTGGACGAGCCGTCTTGCAGCATGACCTTGGTGTCAAAGCAATAGACCGACTGGGTGACGGGCATGGTCAGAAGGTAGAAGCCCTCTCGCTCGGAATACACCGACTTGATGTTGGCCAGCGTCTGCAAACCAACATCTGTCATCAAGTCGTTACGGACGTTCTTGGACAAGTCACGCTCTGGGGCAGACTTCTCTTGGATCGTGCGCATCAACGAGCGCACGCCCGAGTTGGACAAGAAGATCACGTCCGAGCTGGTCGTCTGCACGCTGTCGCGGGCCAAGCAGCCGATACCGCCCACCGTGTCCGACAGAGACATCGTGGAGGGCGTCGTCGCGCCTTGGTAGACCAAAATCTGGCGCTTGCCGAAGATGAACAGAAAGCCGTTGTGCGCAGCCAAGCCCTGCACCTCATCAGCGCCGTTTGGCCACACTCTGGAAGTGTCCAGCGTGCCTGTGGTGCCTCCCGACCAAACGTGGCCTGCAATCAGGTCAGAGAAGGTCACAGTGACCTTGTCGGTGCTGGAGCTGGCCACCCACAGGCGACCGTAAGCAGACAGCGCGATGTTGGCGTTTGGCACTGTGCCGATGTAGCCTGACTTCTCGCTCACGCGGCGATAGGTCGTCGTGCTGACGGCGGGGTCGAAGATCAGTGGGTCGTGGCCTGTCTGGAAGAAGTAAGTGATGCCGTTAAGAGATACCACCGACCAGTTGCTGGCGGTGATGGTCGGGGCAGTACCCCCACCCCCGTAGGTCAGCTCTACAACGGCGTTGGATGTGCCCAGTTTGAACAACTTGTTGTTGCCCGCAAACAACACAGTCAGCGTGCCGTTAGACTGCACCAGCTCATGGATCACACCCACATCGTTAGCGCCAAGATCGCCGGATGATGAGTTGACCCGTGTCCAGCCCTTACGAGCGCCGATGCGACCGTACTGGTCGATCACGCAATTAGTCGCCACCAAAGCAAAGCCAGACGCAAGATCGAGAGGCGAGTCTTGCGTGTTCAGCCCAAAGAAACCTGGGGCTGAGATGCTGGCGGTTTGGATGGTTTGGCTCATATGGCTACAAACTCCTGCGCCTCTGGGTAGCGTGTGCCCTCCAGCGCAATGTAGTCGGCCAGCATCGAACGGTACAGTTGGAACGCCTCGGACGAGTTCAAACCGCCGTCCTCGCCGCGCTCAACCAAGGCGCGAGAGTAAGCGTTTTGCACGACCAACACGTCTGGCACCTTGACCAGCGTGCTGTCGGACGACAGCGTGGCTTGAGGCACAGTCAGTGAGAAGGGCAGGACGTAGACGTTATCTGGACGTGCGTACAGCAGCACCTTGGTGTCGCCGTTGCCGTCCACGCCATCGAAGGAATAGTATTCTGGGATGCCGCTGATTGCGGGCACCAAGTTCTGGAAGCGGTTCATCTCCACAAAACTGATGTTGCGCATTCCGACATTTGATGTGACGTTGATCACATCCATGACCTGAAACTTCTGGCCAGCACCCGTCAAAGAGTATATGTAAGTGCCCGCAGTCGTAGTGATGGTGACTGTCTGGCCCAGCACGTTCCATGCGTAGGCGTCCTCAATCTGACGTTTGGCATCGTTGACAAACTTGCCGATCAGACTGGAATACGATGTCTCGTTGACTGTGGAGACTTGTTCCTCGCGCAAGCGCACCAGAACATCATTGACAAGTTCGAGGTAGGTCATTGGCGTGTCAATCCGATTTGTTCAAAGGTTGCGATGATTGCAAACGCGCTGGTGGACTCTGGCGTGACGCGCAGTTGGTCGCCTTCTTCAAAAACGATATAGGCGTTGCTAAACTGCGTGTACGCTTTTGAGGAGTAGGGCACTTCCGTCAAGATGTCAATGGAAGCTGCTGCACTGGCGTCATACCATTGCACCGTAAGATTTTTAGTGTTTCCACCAGTGTTGTGGACGTACAACAGATTGAAAAGCGCGTAGTAACCCGTCGGCACGGTGTAGACCGTGGTGGTCGTCCCAGCAGTGGGGTTGATGCCGACGGATATGGGTCTCATTTCTTGTTCCTGGCTGAGATCGCTTTGGCTTTCGCCTTAGCGTCCTCTTTGGACGATGCGCCCCAAGCCTTCAGAGACAAGAGTAGCCGGGTCGGCTTTCCGTCTTTCATTTCAGGCCCGGGCATATTGCCCATGCGTGCTAAGAAGGAGGCCCTACGAGGGTTGTCGCCCGACTTCACGGGAGCTTTGAGATCGCCCCCGGTTGACGCATTATAAGACGCCCGACCCTTGGCGTTCAAGCCTCCGGTCTTGGATTGTCCTTCTTTGCGTTGCCAGGCGGGCGTTTTCATTTCTTTTTCGCCGTTTTAGCTGCAGCCTTGAAGGCCGCAGCGGTTGGGGCGCCCTTAGTTCCGGGCTTGCGCATCTTCTCGCCAGAACCCGCTTTGATGCGCTCTTTCTTGGCTGCGATGTTGGCGTAGAGGCCGGGCTTCATTTTTTCTTCGCCTTACCAGCTTGCGACAGGGCAATCGCCACTGCCTGCTTCTTGGACTTGACGATAGGCCCACCCTTGCCCGAGTTCAACTCACCCGCCTTGAACTCGCGCATGACCTTGCTGATTTTCTTTTCAGCCTTGGTTTTCATTTCTTTTTCGCCTTGTTGGTCATGGTGCGCTGACCACGCTTAGGCATTGGCTTGGGTTTGCCGATAGCGACCATCACAGTCACTGGAGTGGCCTTCTTTTTGGACTCGGACATTTTGGGTGCTTTGCCGTACATGATGTGCTCCTTAGATGGTTACTTCAGTTGGTGCCACCTTACGGGGGCGACCCATGCGCTTTTCAGGCGCTGTCAAAGGCAGTTCTTTGACCGACGCTTGAACTTGATCCTCATCCACCCGAACGTAGCCGCCGTGACCGCGCATCGAGTCGATGTCGTGCTGCAAAGTGAACGTCACCGTATTACCACTTGCCAAACAACGATATGTAGCCATGATTTTCTTTCTGTAGAAAGGGGGCACATGGCCCCCTGTCATTACAAAGCGCGCCCGATAACAAGGTTCAGCGTCGTGGACGCCAAGTTGACGGACCCCGCAGTTGGGTTGTAGGTTGCGATTGTCACTGTGTTGGCAGCGGAAACATAAGCCCGTTTGATCAGGCCAGCCTCGCTGACACCATGTGCAAAACCGATCACCATGTCGCCCAGCGCAACGCCGGGGACAGTCACTGTGTCTGTATCAGTGGCACCAGCGCTGATTGCGCCAGCGTCAAGAGTACATGTCACATCCCAAGTGTCTGTGAACAGACCTCGGAATGAATCATTCCCGCGACGGGAAGTAATTGCGGATGCAGCAGCCATTTGAATCTCCTTTAAAAGATGCCCCCGGCTTGTGACCGGGGGCTATTCATTAGGCTGGTACAGCCAAAGCGAAGGCAGCAGATGCGTCAGAAGCAGTGCTGGTGGCGTTGGTACGCAGAGCCTTCACACCGTACAGAGTGTCAGCAGTGAACAGGGTACCGAGGTATTCCTGCTTGTACTGAGTCTGCGAACGGATGCCGATCTGCTCAACCAACACCATCGCATCGCGGTGGCCCATCAAGCAGATACGGTCAGCGCCGCTGTTACCAGCGCCGGTGTCGGCGTTGGAAGTAGCGAACACGGCCATACCGTAGAGCTGACCGATTTCACCGTTGCGGATGGCGTCGCCATTGCCGACAAATGCCTGCTCAGTGTAACGGGCCAGACCCATCAGGGTGTTGCGGCTCGAAGGAGGGATCAAGAAGAAACGACCGTCCATAGGGATGTCGTTGTCGTCCAGGCGCTGGATGGTGCGGCGAATAGCAGCATCAGTCAGTGCGGCAGCGTTGGAGGTCGTGCTGTTGTAGGCGGTAGTGCCGTCAGAGCCAACGAAAGCCTTGGTGCTGGTGTTGCTGGTCGCGTAGTCGTTGGTGCCCACGGTAGCGCCGTTGAAAGCGCGGCCCAAGCGAACCAAGTCAGTGTCGATACGACGAGCCAAGGCATAGCCAGCGTCTTCTGTGTAGAAGGAACGCAGCGATGTCAGAGCTTGCACTTCGACGATGTCTTCGATCAAGCGGCTATATTCGTAGTGTTGGTTGATCAACACTTGAATGTTGGTTTCGCTGTTGGCGATCAAAGTCACAGCATCAGTTGCGGCTTTGAGCGAAGCGTTGCCACGCGCTGGGCTAGGGATGTTGACGGTATCACCCTTCTTGCCTTTGAAAGACATCTTCTTGACCAAGTTGGCCAAGACGAGGTTTTTCTTGTAAGAGGCAACAATTTCATCACTCCAAATTTCTGGAATAAAGGCTGCTGCGGAGGTGGTGGTTACCGAGTTGGTTGGGGAAAATGCGGTGTTTGCCATGTTAAAAGCTCCAAAGTTAAATTATCGAACACGCCCTTCAGAGTACGCCTGCATGATTTCATCACTCAGTGTTTCGTACCTTGCCGGGTCTGTCATCTTGAGACGAATGAGGTCGGCTCGTCGGTAGACTCGTTTTGAACTCTCGCCAGAGCCACCTACGTCAACTTGCGCAGCTTTCATGCTTTTGGTCCGCACAGCAGTATTTGCCTGGTCGGATTCCTTGGCCTTGACGCCGCGAAGCTGCTTGAAGGTGGACAACAGTTCATTGGCCGAATCATAGTCAAATTCACCATCGGCTTTTGCGTAGAGGCCCAAACGCACGGGTGAAGATTTCACCCAGTTTTGGAACTCAGCATCACCGGCTATTTGTGCGTAGTCGGGATGGTCTTGCGCCAGCTTTTGCTGAATCTGCATCCGTTTGAAGTCTTGGCCCGCTTGGCGCGCCGCGAGAACGTCGGGGTGCTTATCAATCGTTGCTTGAACTGCTTTTTGAGGGTTCTCAAAAAAGTCAACTTCAGGTTCTTCCTCCTGAATACGCTGCTGCTTAGAACTGAGGTTTTGCTTGAGCAACTCGTCAGCTAATTTACGGACCTCGCCGACCTCTTGGGCCTGCTTGCCAATCAGCTTTTCAGCCTCTTGGTGCATCCGCACGACTTCTTCAAGACTTTTGGCCCTGTATTTCTCAGGAAGTTCTTGCGCCGGTGTCTTCGCTTCTTCAATTTCGAGTTCGCCTAGCGGCTCAGATTCATTGTCAATCAACATATTTATGTTCCTGCCAAAATGGTTGTAGGATAATCAACTCGGCGCTGGGCGCTTATGAGTTGGCTTTGCGCTCGGCGTTCAGCTTCTCAGTGTGCCTGTGCTCAAACCGTCCGTAAGCGGATGGGAAGTGCCCAGACCAACCTTCAAGGTTGAACTTCGGTGCGCTTATGATGCGGTGGGCGAACCCCCCACACCCACACAGCACGCTGGTAGTCTCATAACCCACCAGAGTCTCTGTGCGCTGCCCGCAATCGCAGGCAAATTCATACATTCTTTTCATTCAAATCCTCGTATGCTCGTTCGCTGACCCCTTTCAGGGTTTTCAGCCAAGTCAGGATAGAAATCTCGCCTTTGCGAAATTGTAGACTTTTTTCATCGGCAATGGTAGAGACATTGTTCATTGCCTCCAACATTACTTCGACGTCTTCCATCAGGTCAAGCCAGCCTTGCTGGGAAAACAGATCAAAACGGTCTTCGTAGTACTTTTGAAGTTCGGGTGTCATGTGTGCGTCCGGTAAAAGTTTCAGGCAAGGACGGAACCGTCGATGACCGCCAAAGCATGGGTAGTATGCAAGATGCGGTCGTCCAGACCAATCGTGCCGCCGTTGATTTTTCGTGTGAGCGCCAAATTGTTGCTGGTTTCTGCCAAGCCATTCAACTTCTGGGTGTCCCAAAACCAACCAGCAGTCAGGGCAGCATACTGGGGCGTAGACACTAGGTCAGGCTCCATGATGAAATCCACGCCAAGCGCCTTGCCTGCGTGAAAATAATTTGCTGACCCGGTCAGCTGGATGCAACCACGGCCACGAAAACGATACCCATCACCAGAAGCCTCGTCCCGATTGCCCATGCGGTTGCCATAAATGCGGTTTGCAATTTTCTTTGGTTGTCGTTCATATGCAGCAGCCTCTTCAGGCGTGAACCCCCACGAACGCTTGGGCGTGCGGGGAAAGAGTTTGAGCAGCGTTGCAGCTTTGTAGTTGAGGTTTTCTTCCAGCACGCGGAAGTTGGCGCTCTCATGGCCGCACTGGCCAATGAACGCAGCCTGCTGGCGTGGCGTTAGGATGTTGAATCGCTCAAAGGTGGCGTTCAGCGCATCGACCCACTGAGGGCCAATGTGCAGCTTTTGAAGTTGATCAGCGTTGAGCATTGATGATGTTCCTCATATTGTCGTATGCGTCTATGCACGCATTTAATTGATTGATTGCCCTGTCTCCATCGGCTGCAATCTGCGCGATCAGTTGGAGGGTTTGGCGCTCGGCTTCGCTGGTTCCACTGGCACTAGTATCTGGGTCAGGCGCTCTGTCAGGTTGGCTTGGCGCTTGGTTGCTATTTCCACCGGCAGGGGTGGGACTTGGGCTGGCTTGTACGCAACTTGCGGTGGGGAGGCGCACCCTGCCAGCAGAAATGAGACGATTAAGATCAGTTTGCTTTTGAGAGACAACATCGTTGGCCTTTCTCAGTTCGGTTTCTTTGTCAGCGACAGCCTTGGCCATCTCTTGTTCTTTGGCTCTGGATTCTTCGTTCTTCTTGGCGATCTCAGCCTGCATCTCGGTATCACGGTCGCCCCAGCCACTGTTGTAGCCGTACTTGTAGATTCCAAAGATGGCCAGCAGCGCCAGCAGCACTGCTATGCCTGTGCGCTGTATGGAGGTCATGTCACCTCTTTCCGAGCCGCTGCAATCTCTGCACGGTCCTCTTCAGGCTCTTGGTGATCTGGTGGTGTTGTCGGTGGTGGTCCAGGCGTCCATGTCTCGTCCAACTCTGGATTCTTGTAGCCCATCCAGTTGAAGTCAGGCATGGCAGAAGGTGGTGCAACGTAAGCCTGTGGAGCAGGGCTTGGTGGTGTTGGTGCTACAGGTGGAGGGTTCAAGGTCTTGGCCGCACCAGACACAGCACGCTTACCCACAATGCCGCCAATGCCGCCCACGATTAAAAGAACGATGTCGTTCAGCATCTTGGTGTAAGCCTGGTCAATGGGGGCCATCGACTTGATCGGCTGCGTCACAAAGGTCACTGAGTACAGCAACGCTGCAACGATCCCCGCAAGGATTAGGGTGATCATGACGACCACGAAACCCCAAACCCTTACCTCAATATCTTCACTGCTTAGGTGTTTCATTAGAAGGTTTTGTTGCGTCAATTTGTTTCTCCAAGATAGGTGCTACCAAATATTCAGGGCAGTCTTGAGTAAACAAGCACCGGGGCTTGGAACACTCAGGCTTGTGGAAATTGTCAGGGTTTTGGCAGGCGTATCGGTAAGTGTTGTCACACCCCACCAGCGCCAGCAAAACAAAAATCAGTGCAATTTTCATATACCTAGTTTCTCCAAGAAGGCTTCAATGACTCGACTGGCGATCTCTGGGGGCAAGAACTGAAGAAACTTAAACCCCACCCAAATGAAGGCCAGGTAGCAGTTGATTTTGAGCCACTTGTCAAAACCGTCTTTGGCTTCTTTCCACTTGTCCACATCAACCACACCCGTAGTCAGAGCAGTAAAAGACAAACTCAAGAACGCCCCAGAAGATGATGATCGCAATGACAGAGATGAGCGTGATGGCAATGGTCAACTCAATCACCTCTTTGCGCCTCTTGGCTGCGTTGACTGCGCGCGCAGCTTCTCTGCGCTGCTCGGCAATATCCTCTTGGTTCATCTCCGCAACACGCTGCTGGATTGAATTCCAAACATCCATGTTGTTGGTGGAGAAGAACATACCCTTGAGCTGTTCCTCGAAATCCCTTTGAGCCTTCAGCGCCAACTCGATCTCGATGGCCTTGCCCATGTTGGAGCCGCCAGCCTTTTTGGCCTGTTGCGCTGCCTTGGTGGCCGTGTGCTTGGCGTCAAAGTACTTACCGATCAATGGCCCAAGACTTGAGACATCATCGACCGTTGCCGATGCCTTTTTAATCATGTTGACAGCCGCGCTCACTGCGGCCATCGCGGAAATCGGATCGATCATTACAGCCCCCTTACGACAACTAAGGCGACCTGCAATAGCCACCACACGACAAGTATGCCTATGGCGATTTTAACCCTCATGACAGCACCCAGATAAATATCTTGGCGCACCAAATGACTACCCCAACCAGAAGGACCGCAGCAATGAAGCTAACGGCCCATTCTTTCATTTGAGTATCCACACAGCCGAGAATATCGTCCCGGCCATTGACAGGATCATGATCCCGGCAGTCTTGAGCAGGATGCCTTCAAGACGTTTGAGCCTGGCGTTGATTTGCTCATAGCGGATGGCGCAGACTTCCTCGTGAGTGGACAGCCGCGCTTCTGTGGCGTTGATGGTGGTCATCATCCACCCCAAGGCAGTGGTGCAGGCTGTGGCTGTGGAATAGCTGCTTGTGCAATCAGGAAATCCACTTCGGTTTCCATGTTGGTAACACGCTCTGGGCCAAGGGCTGCTTGAGTCCAAGCAACAGCTTGCTCTTGCGTGATCTGGTCAAACGGTGTGAAGTCTTCAGGGTTTGCTGGCAGCAAGTTCACCGAGTAGTTGACCTGTTGACCGTCTTTGGCAATGGTGAAATTGCTCATCACCACGGTTTGTGGCTCGGGGTGGTTCTCGACTTGCAGACCGTTAACAGTCCAGTTGTAGCCTTCAGACATTTTGCTCTCCTTCAGTGGCTTGCACTTGCTTGGTGATGTTTTGCAAAACCAGCCATGCGCCTGTCTTTGTAGGCTGCTCGCCCAACAAGCTAATCAGGTACTGGATTTCTTCGTTGCTGAGTTCAAGTTTCATAAGAATTGCTCTTTCGTAAATTTTCTGTTGCTGTCAAAATTTGCAGGTTCCAAGGCACGTGCAAACCAGAGGCAATTTTAGCTTTCAAAGGCACAATGTGGTCAACATGATGCTTGATTCCCGTCTGCATGTCTAACGCAGTGGCAACCTCATAGAGCTGGTCTATTTGGGCTTTGTGAATGGCCGTCAACCAAGATGGTGTTGCGTTACGCTCCGAGGCTCGCCTTCTTGCTCTTTTTGCTTTGGCAACACCAGCATTGTTTTTAAACCACTCCTTGCCTTGCAAGCGCTTTTTTTCAACATACTCAGGATTGGCATAAAGTTTTTTATCATATTCTTTGAACTTTTTTAAACAATCCAAACGATATTCTTCATCAGAAATCCATCGTTGTTTTTTCTGTTCAATATATTTGGCGTAGTTTTCTGGATTTCTAACTTTGTATCCCTTTGAATACTCGTTGCGTTTTGCAACAGCATCAGGGTACTTTTTCCAATATCTGAGCATGTAAAGCCGATGGCATTCAACGCAACGACCAGTATTGGTGTTGCGCTCAACAACATGACCATTTCTGCACGCAAGCCCAGTAAAGTACCTGTCTTTACCTTGCTCTAACGCAGATGCCCTGATAAGGCATTTCATGTTAGCAATCCTCGGCGCCAGCGTACTGCGTGAAAGTTTTCAACACCGCATATATCGCGGGAATGAGATCGCCTTGCAACGACTCCATGTTCACATAATGAGCTTGCTGCTGGATGGAGGGCCACCCTGCTCTGCGAGCTTCTTCGGTTGCATGGATTTCCACCTGAACTTGCAGTTGGTCTTTTGTACCAAAGAAGTTGGTGATACGGGCGTAGGCTTGGGTTTCCTGTTGCCCGTTAGTGTTGTTTGTTGCGACTATGCGTAAAGCCATGATTTCTCCTTAAAAAGTTACTTCAGTTGTTTCCAGCTTGCACACGCACCGGATGGTCGTAGCCGCTTGGCCTGTGAATGTGATTTGCAAACCACCGTTGGTTGTGTCAGCAGCGGCTGCAATTGTCCATGTAGCAGCGCCTATGTCAGCAAACGGAGACATGACTGTAACGCCTACAAGCGTTGTAGAGGCAGCATTAGCACCACGTTTGATAGCGCCCTCAATTGTCCAACTTTTTGTATTGCCGCCACCTGTTACGTTGGCAATAACAGTTCCTCTGAAATAATAGGCAGAGTTGTTGGGTAAAAGGACTTGGTTGGTTGTGCCTGCTGCACCGCCATCAGAAGCCAAAACAGTTGGAGTTGCATCTGTTGTTTGTCGGGCAAGAATTAAAAGTGCCGCTTGAGAGTTGCCAACTAAAAAAGTATTTAATGGCGAAAAAGAAGCTGGTGAGACTGTGTATCCAGTAATTCCCCTAGTTGACCCGTAGCCGCCACCATTAACAGTTCCAACTGTGCTGTTTGCAAGATTTTGCCGACCACCAGAAATTACAGCGTTATATCCTGATGCGTTATTACCCATTCCTCCGGAAACAACCGCACTCAAGTTGCTTGCAGTATTTGCAGATTGGGTTAATCCATCAAAACCCCCGCCACCAATAAATGCGCCAATGCCAGATGCCTGATTACCACGCCCACCCCCAACCGTACTCCAATCCCCAGAAGCCACGTTCCTGTTAGCAGCAGTACCAGCATCACCACCACCGCCGATGAAGCTGTACGCTCCTGTGGCTTGGTTGTTACCACCGCCTACCACTACACCGTGAGGAGTGAAGAAGGACAGGGTTGATGTGGATGAGCCAGTTGCGGCTTGGGATAGCGTCAGGGATGTGCCAGAGATTGCGGCAACGTAGGTGTGCGGGAAAGCCTGAATGCTTGTGCCAGTAATAAGCTGACCAACCCTGATGCTGGCGTTGGAACCTGACAGAGTCACGGCTGTTGTGCCGTTCATTGTCCCCGTTTGCGTTGTTACAGCAGCGTTGGCTGTGCCTGAATTACTAAAACCCGTTCCAACAAAGTTATAAAAACCGTTTGCAATATTTGTGTATCCACCGCCAATTACTGCGCCATATCCTGAGGCGGTATTTGATATTCCAGACAAAATGCCAGCATACGTCCCGCCTACTGCGTTTCCAGTACCGCCAGCAACAGTTGTCACAGTTCCGCTGGATGTATTGTTTAAACCACCGCTGATGATTGAATACAAACCGCTGGCAACTTGGCTTGCGCTTGACCTTGCCGTCTGCCAATCAACAGCATTAGCACCCCGAGCATTACCGCCTGTGGCTGTAGAGTCTGTCTGTTGGGCTTGTAAAGCTCCTGTGCCTTTTGGTTGGACTACGACAGGGATGTTGGTGTCTGCGCCAGCCGCCATAACAACAACAGCATTTCCCGCAGATGAAGCACCGATTTGCACATAGTTAACAGGGCTTGCTTGCGCGGCATAGAACTGACCAAATATGTTGCCACCGCCGTACCCACGGAATTGGTGACCGCCAAAACCTTTAGAAAAATACAGAATCCCTGTGTTGGTATCACTGCCTTGCGCGGAAATTGTTACCGCTCCACCAGTAGCCGCCCCCGTCACCTGTACGAAGTTCACAGCAGAGGCTGTGTGGGAGACTATTGCTTGAATATTCGCGTATGTTCCAGTTTCAAATAAATGCGACGCGCCTGTACCAACTCGGTAACGAATGTTTCTGCTTTGCGATCCCGCAGAAATAATTGACGGGTCGTCTCCGCTGACTGCACCTTTAATTTGCACCCAGTTAATGCCGGATGTGGTAGTCGTAACACGCAGTCCTTCAGCGCCAGCCACACCACCCAAGCTAGTCTGCCCCGTAGCAGTCAGCGTAGTAAACGTACCCGCAGCAGGGGTTGTGCCGCCGATAACCGTGTTGTTTATCGTGCCGCCTGTGATGGCTACAGCATTGGCGTCTTGCTGGGCCATTGTGCCCAGTGTGCCGTCGATGCCGGTCAAGACGTTGATCTGGTCTTGCAGGTCCACCAGTGTGTCCAGCACCTGCTGACTGGTGCTGCCGCCGGACGTCACCAGCTTGATCTTCTCGGCCAGGTCAGGTGCTACGACCTCACCGACGTTCATCTCACGGCCAGTGGACAGTGTAATGACCAGTGAGCCGTCGAAGTCGATGCGAGCATCTACCACCGACACGCCGTCTTGGCCATCTTGACCGTCTTGGCCGTCCTTGCCGTCCTTGCCATCACGGCCTGGCAGACCGTCTCGGCCCGCTGGACCGTCCTTGCCCGCCGGGCCGTCCTTGCCATCCTCACCGTTCTTCAATGAGGCGACTTTGCTCTGGATGTCGTAGTTCAGGCTATCGAACTTGCCCTCGAAATCCGATTTGATCTTCTTGAGACCTTGGATCACCAGCTCGGCGCTCTTGCCGATGGAGATTTGCCTTTGCTCTTCCAAATGGGCCATCGCCGATTTTTGAAGCTCCAGCACAGCCGTCATCTGCTCATCGGCTGTCATCCCTTCGAGGTTTTTCAACAGTTCCATTATTTCAACTCCGAGGTGATGCGGTCAAGAAATGCCTTCTCTATCTTTTCCGACATCTGCAACTCGACCATCTTGCTCTTGTTCTTCATGTCAGCTTCCTTGAGCATCAACTCAGCGATCTTCACCCGCTTGTCGAACTCGTTGGACTCGTTGCCCGCTGGCAGGTTCTTGGTCGTCGATGCGATCACCTTGGCCTGCACCTCCTGCGGCATGAGCTGCGCCTCGGCCATCAGCTTGGTTGCCTCTGCCCGGTTCTGCTCGGCCTGTGTGGTGCTCACCGCGATCTGAGCCTGCGCCGCTTGCATGGCCAACTGCTGCTGGGCCTGCTGCATGGCTTGTGCCTGTGGGTCTGGCTGGCTCATCTGGTCCAGCGCTGCCATCAGTTCGTAGCGGTTGGAGAGGCTGGAGTTGCCCAAGATGCCCTTCAATATCAGCGGCAGCACTGGCGTGTTTGGACCCAGTGTCTGCAACAGACCAATGAACTGCTGCTGCTCGTACTCACGGGCAATGATGCCCAGCGTCGCCGTTGGCACGAACTTCATGTCCACGCTCGGATAGCGCTCGGGGTCGAACTGCATGTACCTGAACGCCGCCTTTTGGATGAACGGGATCAGGAAGTCTTCTTGGAAGTTGACCAGCGTGCGCTTGTACTTCTTGATGATCGTGGCCACAGCCATGCTCATGCCAGCACCATCGCGGCTGACTTGGCTGACCATGCCTTGGCTGTCCAGCGTGCCAGTGGCTTGCAAGAGCATACGCTCGAACTCTTTGGCCGTGTTCAGGTTGTTCAGGCTCGTCTCGCCGAACTTGAACGGGTACAGAATCTCGGCTGGGTTGCCGTTGACCATGAACGCTTTGCCTGGCTTGACCTCGAAGCGGGCGCCGCGTGGCAGACGGGTTGCGTCCATGCCCATCATAGGTGAGGTCGTCAGGGCCAAGCTGTCCAAATGGCTCCTGACTTGGGCGTCAATCGCCTTTTGCATGTTGTAAGACTTCTCCACCGTGCCGCGTCCGAGCAAGCGGTTCGGCACAGTGTCGTCTTGGTAGCTCAGGACCGGGCGGTCCTTCATCATGTAGGGGTTCTCTTCCGCTTTGAGTAGCAGACTGCCGTTGGCGATCACAACAATCGCCTCGACCATGTCCGAATAATCCTCAGCCGCTGAATCGTCAGGAAACAAGTCCTCGACCTCAGTGTCTTCCTCTGTTAGGTATTCGCGTGGCACCAGACCGTAGTACTTCAACAGCAGCACTTTTTCGTCGCGGTACTGACTCATCTCCTGAGTCGGCTCCAGATCGGTGTCCTCATACGTTGGGGTGATGTTCACCTTACGGTAGATGCCCTTTTCGATGCCTTCGACGATCTTGTGGATGCCCACATACGACTCAATCGCCACACCCATGCAGTCGTCTACAGACGTGCCGTTGGGGTCAAACAGGAAGTTTTTCGGGTTGACGGGCATGATTTTGACCGCAATCCGGTTTTTTTCCACCACGCCGATGGCCGCTTGGCCAACTTGCCCTGGAATCGCCTGAGTTGCAGGCTCGAAGATCTTTTCCGTCTTCACGACGATCTCGCCGATGCCTGTGCCGTAGATTTCGGCCATCAGCTCGATCTGATCAATCGCTTTTCTGATCTTGTCCTGCTTGAAGTCCTCCATGAGCTGATTTTTCAGCACTTCAACGTCCAACGGGTTGCCGTTGACGTCTTTGAGGTCGTCTTCGATGTCGAAAAAGTCGCCTTGCCCGAAAATAGCCTCAAGAATTTCAGCGTGTCTGGTCTCTACCGCCTGCTGGGTGGCCGGAGTCACGATGCGTGATCGCTCTGACTCGCGTGTTTTGTCTTCGGAAGCCCACTCACCACGGAAAATGCGCTCGTATTCGAGGTATTTGTCCAGAAAGTTGGTGTTGCGGTAGTCGCGCCAGCGGTCGCAATGGTCAACGACGAAAGCCGTCAGCTCCTTGTCGTTCTCTGTCGGCTCGTCGAACTCATTTTGATCCATTTTTGACCCCTATGTCGGTGGCTATACCCCCGATATTACATCCATCGGCTGCCAGTCCTCGTCGTCAGCGTCTTGAAAGTAGCTGGTGACGGCCAACTGGTCGATGTACGACAGCGCGTCCGGCAAATCGTCATGGACGCCTTGCGACGGAAACATTAAAAGCTGGTCCACGAACGTGTCCCAGTCTTCTTCGCTGTTCAGGACGATTCTACCGTGTTCAAATCGCCCTTGCAAAGACCAAATCACCCGGTCTGTTTTCTTCCGGTTGCCGTGCGTCAGGTCCACAATATGACTGTAGACGTTGTTTTTTCGCATCAGGTCTGACAAATACGGCAGAACCGCGTTTTTGAGCGCCCCTCTTTCGATGCCGATGGACAGCGGGCGATAGTCCCGCATCTTCATCAGTATCTTCGCCGCCGTCTCACGGATGTCCCAGCGTCCGTGTTCGATCTCTTTCACGAACCACTTGCCGTCGTCCGTCACTTTGACGACCGCAATCGCCGACTCATCCAGCCGCTTCTTGCTGTTTGCCGCCTGCTTGGCCACTTCTTCAAACCCAGCCAAGTCGACTGCCACGAAGTAACTGCCGTAGTCCGGCTCCTCGCCGTACTTGATCCACTCCTCTTTGAAGACATCCGCGCCCGCATTGCTGAAACTGGCCAGATATTCCTGTTTGAACGCAAACGTGGACAGGGTCTTCTTGGCGCTTTCGATCTCGGTGGGGTCGATCAGCGGGTTGTCCTGCGTGGTGAAGTGCCAGCTCTTCCAGTCTTTGTCCTGGTCGTCTTGCCCCAGCTTCCACAGGTCGTGAAACCAGTTGCGCCCTTTTGGCGTGCCGATGAACATCCCTCGGCCCTTCCTGTCTGACAGAGACGCCCGAATGACCTGCTCCCACGCCTCGGGCTTGATGTCGGCCACCTCGTCCAGAACTGCGTAGGTTAAGGAGACGCCTCGCAGCGTGTCCGGTCGGTCTGCGCCCCTGACGTAGATACGCGCTCCGTTGACCATCGTGATGTCCAGATTATTGACGTGGCTCGACTGGATCACGTCTCGCCCGAGGTCGAGCAGCAAGTCCCAGATGATCTGCCTCGACTGACCCATCGTTGGGCTGACGTACAGAACAGCACTGCCCGGTGGGCACTTGAGCGCTTCGATGATCAGTGTCGTTGCGGCGAGTCTCGACTTCCCACAGCGCCGCCCGGCAGCGATTACTTTGAACCGGTGGTCGTCGGCGTAGACCTGTTGTTGCCAAGGCAGTAGAGAGAAGTTGAGGTCAGACATCGCTTATGTCCTCAGCATCAATGACTTGGGGCGCTTCACCCAGACCCGTGATGTTGATCGTGATGGCGCTGCGCTGGTTCTTGTCCTTTTCGAACATACCTATTGGCAGCGTCCTGTCCATGCACATCTTCAGCGCCGCCATTTGACCTGGGTGGTCGTCGTTGAGCGCAATCTGGATCACCTTCTCCGCGACATCTTTGCCGCCAGACCGGATCATCAGCTCTTTCAGTTCTTTGATGCGTTGGTGATCCGTCTTCGGTAGCACCGCCGGCGGATTCTCTGCGTACCTCTGGATCGTCATCTGCACTGCACTTTGCTTTTTTTTCACTTTACCCTTTCGGAGTTGCGACAATTGTAATGGGTTTTCCCATTTTCGCTTTTTCGGAGGGGAGGGGGGTACATCAAATTTCACAAGCAGCGCCGACCCCCTCCCCCCCCATCAAAAAGTCAAGAATCCTAGGGTTTTCCCGTTTCCACTTCCTACAACAGCCATTATGTAAAGTTGAGTCAAAGTTATGCACAGAAAAAAGCATACCAACTGCAACAGCTCAAAGTTATGCACTGGCAACTGTGGATAAGTTTTGGATTCGGGCTGTGGACAACTGGGTCGGCTGGGAAAAATCGGGGGGAGAAAGTGTGAGAGGGGCGGGTGGTCGCTTCCAGGGGTACCTGCACCACGATAGCCAATCCTAATCACCATGCCAAACCGATAGCATTTACCAATAAATACTTTTTTAAGAACCCACAACCGAGCCACCAGTCGACGCCTCGCCAAGGGCTTTAAACGGGCCTACAAGGCTTCGTTAGTTGATGCCTGTGGGATGACAAGGACAATGCCTTCTCGTGGCGTATCGGGCCTTAATCCCAAGTTGTAGAAAAGTCTGTAGGTATCGATGATCTCAAGGAAGCCAGCGGACATATCGCCATCACCAGCAGCCAAGAGTGTTGCCCGTTCTGCTGGCCCGAGCTTTCGCTGGAAGTGTTTGACGTTAGGGTCTGCTGGTCTACCCAATCCATAAACGCCCATTTGAATCACCATCTCTCTAAAAAGTTATCCACAGGCTGAGTCCAAAAAACTCAGCAACCCCAAAAACCCCTGCAACGCCTTGACCCTTGACCCCAACCCTAAAGGGTTGGGGGTCAGGGAGGGTCAACTTTGGCGCTGTTTTGCCCCTTTTTGACCCTGACCCTGACTTTGACCCTAGGGTCATTTAGGGTCAACCAAATAAAAGTTATCCACAGGTTATCCACAGTCGTTTTTACGCAACATCATAGTGCTTGCCTGTACCTCATCCACCATGATCCACCCATGTTCGGTGTTCTGGATCATGTCAGCCTGGAGCAGCGCACCGATCAGTTTGTCGTTGTAGGACGGGTTGATCATGTTGCGCACGGTGCGCTCGGCGTTGCCGTCTTGGGTCAACTTGTCCTTTAGAGCTGACCGGCTGAGGTAGGGCAGCTCATCCCTGACCTCGGCGCCAGATGCCCACCAAGCGTTTTCCCAAGTCTTGCGGTGACCATCGATCTTGGAGTCTTTCTTGGTGGGTGCGGCTGGGGCTTCGGCTTGAATGGGAATGGCGCTGGTGACGGGTTGGTTGTCTTCGTCGTACCAGCTTGGGATGGTGACTTGCTGGAGGTCGAGGTAGATTGGCTCGGCCATTTCGGCGTCTTTGGATTTGCGCTGGACCAATTGCATGGGCTGGTTGTCTTTGCCGGGGATGACGCTGATCTCAATGTCGAGTGCTCCTCGCCAGGCGCTTGAGCCTCGGGCGCGGTGCTGGGCCTCGTCTGAGACGCCTGTGTGGTGAACCAGAATGACGGTGCAGTTGAACTCCATCATCAAGTTGCCGCAGGCGTCCAACATGGTCTTGGCGTCTTGGGCGCTGTTCTCGTCTCCGGCAAGGAAGCGGTGCAGGGTATCGACCACCACGACCTTGGGGGTCTCGGGCAGCATCCTGATGTGCTCGACCACCTTGAGATAACCGGCTGGGGTGTTCAGGTCGCAGCCGTGCTTGGAGAGCCACATATTGAGCTTGCCCGATTTGTGGTGGTGCTTCCAGGCGGCGATTCGGCCTCGCAGGCCGTGGTGGCCCTCGCCGGCCAAGTAGACCACGTGACCGGGGCGCACTTTGTTGCCGCACCATTCTGGGGTGCTGCTGGCAATGCGCAGGCACCAGTCGAGCACCACAAATGTCTTGCCGCCACCAGATGGGCCGTGAACCATCACAAGGGCTTGGTCTTGAATCCAGCGCTTGACCAGCCATGAGATAGGGCTGGGCTGGGCTGAGAACTCATCGGCGGGGATGAGCCAATCATCATGTGTTGGGGCAAGAAGGCTGGCTAAGTCGTTGCCAGACTGCACATAATCGTTGGCATCACCTTGAACTGGTGGAACCACTGTGCGTGCGCCGTACTTAGCACTGGCCTGCTCGGCGTAGCGCTGGCCAACACCAGATGCGTCATTGTCGGCCACGATCACGATCTCTTGGGCTGGGCCGTGCATCTCGCGCAACTTGCCTGTGACCGGGACAAGGTTGCTGGCGCTGTAGGCCACGATCACGGGGCGGTTGGTGATCTCGTGAATGGTTGCCGCGGTGGCGAAGCCTTCGGCCATATAAAGTGGTCCAGGCTCATCCAGTGAGCCTAGCTGCCAGAATTTCCCGCCAGTTTGCCCACCGGGGTGATAGAGTTTGCCGCCATCGTGGGCAATGTATTGGAGCGTGCTCAAACTGCCGTCCTGATCGTACAAGGGCACCATCAGCCGACCATCACCCGTAATGCGTGCGCCATGAACGCCGATTCCCTTTTTGGCCAGGTAAGGGTGCTCGGGGCTGGCCGGGTTGGCTGTAGCCCAGATTTGCTCGACTGTCTCGCTGGCGACTTGGTGCTGGCGAATAATCTCAGCATCTCGCACGGCCTTGGACTCAGCAAGGCGCTTGACGTGGATCATTTCCTCGGTGTGCGTGAGCTTTCGGCCAACGTCTGCCCTGAAAGTGGCCTCAATGCCTGCTCTCCAGCAGCCGAATCGTCCCGCCGGGATGCCATCGCCAAAGACCAAGTACCAGCCTGGCTTATCAATGCCTGGCTTGCCTTTTGTGCCAGATTTGAAGCGGTGAATCTTGCCATCCATCTCAATGTGATCTGGTGGCTCAAGGCCAGCAGCCCTGATGGCGTCAATGAGCTGCGCCTCTGGGGATGCAACGATTTTCTCGGGTGGTGGCGACCAAGGTCCACCAAGAACTTTGGAGAGGTCAGCCATGCGTCACCTTCCGGCTTTCCAAATAGTCCGACAAAGCCTGCAAGACTTTGTGCGTGGGGTTTGCGTTGGGGTTGTCACGCACTTGGCGAATGGTGTTGTAGTGAACGCCAGTGGCCTCTGCCACCTTGATTGGCATTCGGTCTGAAAGTGCGTGGCGTATTTGTTCTAGGGTCATCATGTTTTGTCCTTGTTAAAAAAAAATGTTGTGATGTGCGAATCATACGCTATAATGTCGCTACACCACAAACAGATTCCCTGACAGTGGTGCAAAAAAAGGAGAGCCAGATGGCTATCAATTTGAAATCGACTGGCGGTTTAACTGCCAATGGGGTTAAGTTGCTTGTTTACGGGCAAGCTGGTGCAGGTAAGACCACTTTGGTCAAGACGCTGCCCAATGTGATCGTATTGTCTGCGGAGGGTGGTTTGCTGTCCATTCAGGACGCTGATCTGCCTTACATCGAGATTGCAAGCATGGATGATCTGCGTGAGGCATTTACATGGTGCCGTGACAGCCAAGAGGCAACTGGCTTTCAGTCGGTGGCGCTTGACTCAATCAGCGAGGTGGCTGAAGTGGTGCTGGCCCATGAAATGAAGAAGTCCAAGGACGGGCGTGCAGCTTATGGTGAGATGAACACCACCATGCAAGAGCTTATCCGTGCGTTCCGTGATTTGCCGGGCAAGCATGTCTACATGAGCGCCAAGCTGGAGAAGTCCACCGATGAGATGGGCAAGATGCTCTACAACCCAGGGATGCCCGGCAAGAGCTTGACCCAAGGCTTGCCATACTTCTTTGATGAAGTGCTGGCGTTGCGTGTGGAGCGTGATGCAGAGGGCAATACCCAGCGGGCGCTGATGTGCGACAGCGATGGTCTGTGGCTGGCCAAAGATCGCTCGGGCAAGCTGGAGGCTTGGGAAGCGCCAGATTTGGGTGCAATCATTAACAAGATTGGGGACAGAGCATGAGAAAAAACGACCAAGCCTTTCCAGTTGGCTACAACGGGCACGTGGGTATGACGCTGAGAGATTACTTTGCGGCGAAGGCAATGCAATCACTAATTTTGGACAAACATTTTCAAAACTCGACTGAAACCCAACCAGAAATGTTGTTTGAACTGTATATAAATTTGGCAGATGAATCTTACGATCTGGCAGACGCCATGCTGGAGGCAAGAAAGAAATGATCGAAACCACCGACATGGCCGAGTTGGCCCAGATGTGGCTCAGAGCAAAACAGGAAGAAAAAGATGCGACAGAAGATCGCCGAGATATTGAAGACCACATCAAGAAGCTGGCAAGAATCTCAGACCAACTTGACAGCACAGAGACCGTCGGTGCAGCAGGTTTTGAGATCAAGATCGAAGGACGCATCGACCGCAAGGTCGATTCAGAGAAGCTGCAAATGCTTGCCACTGAAGCCGGACTGAGCGATCACCTTGCAACACTTTTCCGGTGGAAGCCGGAGATCAACATGTCGGTTTGGAAAGCAGCCGACGAATCCATCACCGGGCCTTTGGCTGGTGCTATTACGGCCAAGCCTGGCCGCCCATCTTTCAAAATCATCCCCAAGGAGTAAATCATGGCTTTTCTGAACGAAGAATTTAACGTCAACGACATGCCTGTTGGCAACACTGGCAGTTTTGAGCCTTTGCCTGCTGGCTGGTACACCGCCACAATCTCGCAAGCCGAGCTGAAGGCCACCAAGGCTGGCAATGGTCAGTACATCAAGCTGCGTTACGACATCACTGGCCCAAGCCATCAAGGCCGGGTTGTGTTTGGCAACTTGAACATCAAGAACGCCAACCCTAAGGCCGAGGAGATTGGTCGCCAGCAGTTGGGCGACATCATGCGTGCGATTGGCTTGGCGAAGGTGACTGACACAGATCAGTTGATTGGTGGCCAGATCAGCATCAAGCTGGAGGTCAAGCAAGACGAGCAGTATGGAGCCAGCAACGAGGTTAAGGCTTTTAAGTCTGTCTCGGGTAGTGCTGCGCCATCGGCTGCGTCTTTTGCAGCACCGGCTGCTGCGCAGATCAGTGTTGGCAAGGCCGCGCCACCTTGGGCTAAGAAGTAAGTTTTGGGCCGAAAGCGGATGCTGGGCAACGCGCCGTAAGAGAGTAGGCGAAAGCCTTGTAGCACCCAGACGCAGCGAGTAGGCCCACCCAAAAAAATGCCCCGACTGGTTAGGGTCGGGGCAAACTTCATCGAGGAAACAATCATGAAAATACCCGAGAGTGATCATAACATTCAGGCGCTAATTGACAAGCACCATGAAGCAATCGCAGAAGTCCCTCGCCCTCACCTTGGAGCCAGTACGCTGGGCCATGTGTGTGATCGGTGGCTTTGGCTGTCGTTTCGGTGGGCTGTGCAGCCTAAGTTCTCTGGCCGCATCTTGCGCTTGTTCAGGCGCGGACACCAAGAAGAAGCCAACATCATCAGCGACCTGCGTGCCATTGGTGTAGATGTGCGCAAGGTCTCAAGTCAGCACCGGGTCGATTTTGGTAGCCATGTTTCGGGGTCGCTTGATGCGATCATTGACTCTGGCGTGCCTCAAGCGCCAAAGACCAAGCATGTGGCCGAGTTCAAGACGCACAGCAAGAAGTCGTTTGATGCGCTGGTCAAGGACGGCGTGGAGAAGTCCAAGCCCGAGCACTTTGTGCAGATGCAGGTTTACATGGCTGGCACTGGTCTAGACCGTGCGCTGTATGTGGCTGTCTGCAAGGACGATGACCGGATCCACACCGAGCGCGTGAAGCTAGACAAGGATATGGCTGATAAGGCCATACGCCGAGGGCACTACATTGCTTTGAGCGACAACATGCCGCCACCGATCAGCACCGATGCCAGTTGGTATCAGTGCAAGTTCTGTGATGCCCATGAGTTCTGCCATGAGTCCAAGACCACCAAGCATGTGAACTGCCGCACCTGTGCGATGGCCACACCGCTGTCGGACTCGACCTGGCACTGCGGCAAATGGGACGATGTTATTCCGGTGGACGCACAGCGCAATGGCTGCGACGGCCATGTCCTGCACCCTGATCTGGTGCCTTGGCAGCGCAAAGATGGGCCTAACGAATTCACTGCGGTCTATGAGATCAATGGCACAACTGTGGCCAATGGCGACCCAGAGCAAGAGGGTGTGTTCAGTAGCAAGGAACTGCTGGCTAACGCTGGTGCGTGCGCTGACAAGGGCTGGACGCAGCTGCACGATATGCGCAAGCAGTTTGGTGGAAGGGTTGTAGCGTGAACAAACAAGGAGAATTAAATGAGTTGGCTCTTTTCGCAGGTGCTGGTGGAGGAATACTTGGCGGGAAACTTCTCGGATGGCGAACAGTCTGCGCCGTTGAATGGGAACCCTATCCAGCAAGCGTACTGTGCGCCAGACAAAATGACGGACTTCTCCCGCCTTTCCCGATTTGGGATGACGTTCAAACCTTTGACGGAAAGCCGTGGAGAGGAATTGTTGACGTCGTTTCGGGCGGGTTTCCATGCCAAGACATCTCATCAGCCGGAAAAGGTGCAGGGATTGATGGAGAACGATCAGGAATGTGGAGCCACATGGCGAGGGTGGTTGGCGAAGTACGACCCAGATACGTCTTTGTGGAGAACAGCCCAATGCTCGTTACTAGAGGACTTGAACGAGTCCTTGGCGACCTTACCGCGCTCGGGTATGACACGAAATGGACTGTTATGGGCGCTGCCGATGTTGGAGCAAACCACCAAAGAGACAGAATTTGGATTGTTGCCTACTCCCGTCAGATCGGATTGGAAAGGCACTTCTCGAAAAAGCAAATTCGACAACAGGGCAAGGCAATATCAAGCATGGGACGATGGGACGGAAGCATCAACCCTGTATCCAAACCCATTGGCTTACGAAGCCTTAATGGGGTGGCCGCTGGGGTGGACAGACTTAAAGCCATTGGTAACGGACAAGTCCCCTTATGTGCTGCAACAGCATGGAGACTGTTAAATGCTGCGTGAATACCAACAGCGCACCATCGACCAGCTTTATGCTTGGTTTGAGGCTGGTGGCCGTGGCAACCCTTGCCTAGTGCTGCCGACCGGCTCCGGCAAGTCGCACATTGTGGCCGCGCTGTGCAAGGACGCCTTGCAGACTTGGCCAGAGACTCGTGTTCTGATGCTGACCCATGTGAAAGAACTGATTGAGCAGAACGCTGAGAAGATGCGCCAGCACTGGCCAGGTGCTCCAATGGGCATTTACAGCGCCAGCATTGGCCGGCGTGATCTGGGCGAGCCGATCACGTTTGCTGGCATCCAGTCGGTGCGCACCAAGGCGCGTGAGCTGGGCCACATCGATCTGGTGATCATCGACGAGTGCCACCTAGTCAACCACAAGGACGAGGGCGGCTACCGCACGCTGTTGGAGCAGCTTGCAGCGATTAACCCAGCCATCAGGGTGGTGGGATTGACAGCCACACCTTACCGCTTGGGGCATGGCCTGATCACCGACAAGCCTGCGCTGTTTGATGCCCTGATTGAGCCTATCAGCATCGAAGAACTGATCTACAAGGGCTACCTGTCCACGCTGCGCTCTAAGATCACCAAGGCCAAGCTGGATGTGACTGGCGTTCACAAGCGCGGCGGCGAGTTCATTGAATCTGAGTTGCAGGCTGCGGTGGACACGGACGACAAGAATCAGGCTGTGGTGCATGAGGTCATGGCTTTGGCTGGCGACCGTAAGGCTTGGCTGTTCTTTTGCGCCGGTGTCCAGCACGCCCAGCACATTGCCGAGGCACTGCGTCAGCAGGGGGTGGCCGCTGCTTGCGTGACCGGGGACACACCAAAGAAGCAGCGCGATGAAATCATTGCCGACTTCAAGGCTGGCAAGCTGCAAGCGCTTACCAACGCCAACGTGCTGACCACTGGCTTTGATTACCCCGACATTGATCTGGTGGTGATGCTGCGCCCGACCATGAGCGCCAGCCTCTATGTGCAAATGGCAGGTCGCGGCATGAGGGTCAAGAGCCACACCGATCACTGCCTGGTGCTTGACTTTGCCGGGGTGGTGGCCACACATGGCCCAATCACCAACGTGCAGCCACCAAAGAAGGGCGGCGATGGCAATGGCGAGGCACCAGTGAAAGCCTGCGAGAACTGCGACGAGTTGGTCCATATCTCGGCAACGGTGTGCCCAGCCTGCGGCCATCCTTTCCCTGTGAGGGAGGCCAAGAAGCTGCAACTGCGCAATGACGACATCATGGGGCTGGAGGGGCAAGAGCTCGAGGTGAGCAGCTGGGCATGGCGCAAACACATCAGCAAGCAATCAGGCAAAGAAATGCTGGCGGTAACGTACTACGGCAGTCTGAGCGATGCACCAATCACTGAGTACTTGCCGATTGCACATGAGGGCTATGCCGGGCAGTCTGCCGTGCAAAAGCTAATCACCATTGCAGAGCGTGCCCAAATTGTGCGCGGTGGTTTGAATGTTCCAACAATGATTGAGATGGCGCAAAACTTGAACAACTCAACACCGCCAAGCATGATCGAGTATCGCAAGGACGGTAAATTTTTCAAAGTAACGCGAAGGAAATGGGAATGAGACCTGCTGAACCTGAGTTCTTGATTCACTGGCGACAGTGGCACCGTGCTGGCCCACCAAGGTGCTGCCACACCTGCGAGCACTACGGCAACGACGGGCAATGCGTTGAGTTCTTCATGAAGCCGCCAGCAGAGTTTGCAGAGGCTGTTGGCAAGTGTCCCAAGTGGGAACGAGAGGTAATGTTTTGACTGATCGCATACCAACCGAGCATGAAGAGCAACGCGAGGTCGTGAAATGGTTTCGCCAGACGCACAGAGGTGTGCGCATCTTTGCAATTCCCAACGGTGGCCAAAGAAGCATTGCCGCCGCCACCAGATTGAAGATTGAGGGCGTATCGGCTGGCGTGCCAGATCTATTCATTCCTGCCTGGCACTTGTGGGTGGAGATGAAGCGCGTCAAGGGTGGTGTGCTCAGTGCCGAACAGAAGGACTGGATAGCCTATCTTGAAGGTGTGAAACATTGTTGTATAGTGGGAAAAGGTGCTGATGATGCAAAAGCAAAGATCACTGCCTTTTTTAACCAACACAAGGACTCGCTATGACTGAGCAAACCAAAGACCGTTACATGACCATTCGCCTGCCTGCTGACGTGGAGCTGGAAGTGCGCAAGCACGCTGATCGCCACACCAGAACGCTGGCTGCGCAGGTGCTGCACTATATAAAAATGGGGATTGCAAAAGAAAAGAAGTGATTAGGGTTTGTACCTATAAAATAATTGTGTGAGATTGTGGGAAGTGGTGTTATGATTCAGTCATCGCAACAAACCAAACCGGAGTAACCGACATGGCAACTTACAAAATTGTTAAAGCAGAAGCCTCTACACACACTGGCCGCTGCGTCATTGTGTGGGACGTAGTGGATGCGGTAGACGGATATGTGTACGACACATTTAGCCGCAAGTGCGATGCAAAGGATTGGATCGCTCGCGCCACCGCTTAATCAACCGGGGCTACGGCCCCAAGAAAGACCACCATGAAGCACCAAAAATATCACCAGCACTACCAAGTCAAAGCCGCCAAGCTGCACGGTCGTGCAGATGCTGCACTCAGCATTGCATTGGCGTGCGTCATTGGCATTGCCTTGGCCGCTTGCTTGTTCTTTGGGTTGTCAGCATGAGCTGCATGAACACTCAAATGATGCACAGCCGCCAGGCTGACGAGGACAGAGCCGAGGCTTTGGAGTTTGCAATCGAGGCGCGTGCTGCTGAGTTGATGACGCATGGCGAGGCGTGTGATCCGCTTGATGGGGTCAACGTGCTTGAAGCAATGGACGAAGCCACTGCAACTGACAAAAAGTTGTTGGGGCAGTGGCTAGCGACTGGTTCTTATGACGCTTGCGGCCTTTGGATGATTCAGATTTCAAAAGAGTATTGGGGCAAAAAGGCTGATGAGATGGCCAGGGAAGAACTGACATGAACAGGTTTGAGGCGTGGGAAGCACACAACACCGCCAAGTTTGCCCGTGACTGCGCCAAGGCAGTTTCTGAGCAAGAAGAGCTGATCAAGAGTCTGCGAGAAGACTTGAAGACAGCCATCCGTGCCTACCGGCACTTAGTAATCGAAGGAGCAAATAATGACCAAAACTACACCGTGGATTCCAGTCGGACACCCAGACTTTAAATGGAGCAGCGGGGCTGACGTTCAGTCCCTCTGGCGCAAGTACGGCTGGACACCGCCGTCGGAAAAGATGTCCCCACCACCCGTGGAGAGACTGCAATGACTAAAGACGAAGCACTCGACTTGGCGCTGGAGGCGTTGGAAACGCTCATGCTAGAGCGCGGATCAATCTATGACAAAGCCATCACCGCCATCAAGCAAGCCCGTGCCCTCGACAAGAAGGCAGAGAACGCCAGAGAGTTGGGGCTGGACTATGAGCCAGCACAGCCTGTGGTGTGGCATGACGCGCCGCAGACCATTTACCTACAAGTCTGCCCAGAAGCAGATCACTGCGAAGTGCGGTTTGCCGATCATGACGAGGTGACTTGGTGTCAAGACAAGATTCACGACAGTGACATTGCGTATGTCCGAGCCTCTACCACCCAACAACCACCAGCACAGCGCACATGGGTTGGGCTGACGGATGAGGAGCGCGATGATATTTTGGACATATACATTACAGCCGAAGGACGTGCCCGAGCCATTGAACACAAACTCAAGGAGAAGAACACATGACCACACAACTGGTTCGTGATTCTATGAAGTTGATGGCCGATGCTGGTGTAGACATTTTGGACATCAAATGGTTTGATCTGACCGGGGCGTTCTCGGAGCATCAACACGCCAACCTTGAGCCTGTGATGACGCATCGCCCACCATTTGACAAATGCTTTGTTACTTGGAAAGGAAAGA